ACCTATGAATATTATCATAATTTATCTACAGTTGAATATTGGAGTGATATGGGCCAAAGAATGCAAGAAAAGTTATCTCATCCTAAAGCTTTATTAGGTTTATCGGCTATACTTACAAGTTCATATGCTCTTTATAAAATTGCTAGTAAATTTAATTTCTCTCCACAAGCCAATGAATCAGCATCTGTAGGAGTCGTACCTATTGCTGAATTAAATGGACGTGAGAATGTGTGGTACAATAATACATTGGATCTCACTACTGCTAATTTTACTAGAGAAAGTGCTTCATCTAAAAGTATGGAATTTTCTGAATTTTGTAATAAAATTTCAAAAAATGTAGCTAGTATTAGTATCTTAAAACCTAATACCGAACGTACATACATTAAATCCAGAATGACATGTTTAGGAGGTCATATTTGGTTAACGAATAATCATAATGTACCATCTCTAGAAACATCTACAATTATTAAAATTACTTTAGACTCTCGCATAGGAATTTCTAATAATGTGGAATTTGTTATATCCGAAGCTGATATACATCGTGTTCCTGCAACAGATTTAGTTTTTCTAACTTTACGTGAACTACCCCCTATGAAACGTATTACTCAATATTTTCAAATTGGTGAAGCTGATGGAGTCTTTAACGGTGCTTATGCTTGTAGAGATGATGATGGTAAAACATCTATAAATACTGTGAAGAAAATAGTTATTTGCAAGGAAAGAACTTTTAAATTCCCTGCTCATAATATTGATTCTAAACATATTAATTGGCAAGGTTTTGCTGAGCGACCTACTAAAGCAGGTGAATGTGGAACTCCTCTTATTATCAACTCCGCATTTGGTTTTTGTATAGTTGGCATTCATTTTCTGGCTAGCAACAGTAAAATTTCTGAAGCTTATTCAACATCAGTAGATTTTGAATTTATAACTGCAATATATGAAAAACTTTCCCCTTTCAATGTTGAAAGTGGAGATTTTACTTTAATATCATCAACTACCGCTGAACGACCAATAACAGATCTTAATAAAAAATCTGTTTTTAGATACATTAATAATGGTACTGCAAATATATATGGTTCATTTAACGATTTTCGAGGGAAAAGTAAATCTGCTGTAATTAATACACCTATGTCATCTATATTGATGGATAATGATTATTGTGTCAAATATACTCAACCTGAGATGAGATCATGGGTACCTTGGCATACAGCTGCTAAAGATTTAGTAAGACCAATATGTACCTTAGATACATCAATCTTAAACCATTGTGTGTCAAGTTATATTTCAGATGTCATGAGTGAAATAAATCCAGATAATATTTCTGATATGCTTATGCCTCTAGATAATTTTACTGCAATTAATGGTGCTCAAGTAGCATATATAGATAAAATTAATAGGAATACTAGTGCTGGTAATCCTTGGAAAAAATCTAAGAAATATTTCATGGAATCTACTCCACCACAACATGGTATGTTAGATCCTGTGAAAGTTGATGATGAAATTATGAATAGAGTTGATGAAATTATTGCCACTTATTTGAGTGGTAGACAAGCTCATCCCAATTTTTGTGCCCACTTGAAGGATGAACCTGTAACCTTTAAAAAAGCTAAAATTGGAAAAACTCGCGTATTCACGGGTGCTACTTTTGATTGGACTATTGTTGTTCGCAAATTTTTGTTATCTTTTGCTAGATTGCAACAAAATGAGCGTTTTGCTTTCGAATCTGCACCAGGCACAGTTGCACAATCGCTTGAATGGGAAGAACTTTATACATATATTGTTAAACATGGTAAAGATCGAATCGTAGCAGGAGATTATGTTGCGTTTGATAAACGTATGAGTCCTAAAGAAATCTTAAGTGCTTTTGACATTATGATACATTTTTTAAAATTATCAGGCAATTATTCTGACAACGATATTACTGTTATTAGAGGTATAGCTGAAGATACTGCTTACGCTTGTGTAGATTTCAATGGTGATTTAATTCAATTATTGGGATCTAATCCTTCAGGACATCCTCTTACAGTAGTAATTAATGGTTTGGTTAATAGCCTACGTATGAGATATACTTTCTTTACTCTAAAACCAAAAGATTTTAAAGGTGGATTCAAAGAAAATGTTAATTTGATGACATACGGTGATGATAATATCATGTCAGTTCATAAAGATTGTGATTGGTTTAATCACACTGCAATAGCTAACTGTTTTGCTAAACTTGATATAGGTTATACTATGGCTGATAAGGGAGCTGTTAGTGTGCCTTTTATCAATATTAATGATGCGTCTTTCCTTAAAAGATCATGGGTGTATAATAATGAAGTGGGTTGTATGTTAGCTCCCCTTGAACATGACTCTATTGAAAAGATGCTCATGACTTGGTGCAAATCCAAGACTGTTTGTCCTGAGGCCCAGGGCATGTCAGTAATAACGACAGCTCTTCGAGAATATTTCTATTATGGTAGAAATATATATGAAGAAAAATTGAATTTATTTAAAAATGTCGTTACAAAACTCGGATGGGAGATTTTTGTAGAAGAATCTACTTTCCTTTCATATGATGAACTTATAACTTTGTTTAAAATTTCATCTAAACGTTGTATTACCTATGGAAAAATTTTCAAAGGAGATCAACACTAGCCTATTATAGGCAACAGGTTAATTATATGTTTTTAGTGCCTGTCTAAATTATATATAGTATTGTCCTCTATATATTACATAACTTTTATACATAAAACTCACAAGCGCAGCGCTTGTGTTCGTACAGATGTATTTAATTATTGCCACATTAAATGTGGGTTAAATACTGAAACTTATGACTGTAAGTTTGCCTACGGGCGGTAAAGGTACGTGACAGTTTGTTCATAACATAATGTATGCATTACAAAAAAATAAAAAACAGACTGAGGAGCTTAACTCTTCACAAATTAAAGAAATTTTACTTTCTTTTTATAAAAGTATGGAACAATTTAAAAGATTATACCA